TAATGGCGTTCTCCGGGTCGGTCGTGTAGGTCCAGGTTGTAGTGCTGGACCCCTTGAGCGTGACGGCATAGTACGGCGTGCTCGCGCGCGGCTCCGTGACGTAGCTGCCCGCTGAGACTGCCACCCCGTCGCCGTTCGTGATCGACGTGATGGCTGCGAAGTCGCAGGGCAGGCGTAGCGTCCGCCCGTCAACATCGGCCAGCGCATCGGCGTAGTGTGTGGTGTCTGCGCTGGCCTCGAATGTGTGGCCCGTGTAGGCGTCGATGATCGCCTTTGCCGCCTCGATCAGCGTGCCGAGCAGCGTGTCATCACCCGCGCCGCTGATGCCCAGGTAGGTTTTGACAGCGGCCGTGGTGGTGTAGCCCGCCCCAGGCGCGACCACTGCCGAGCCGTCCCAGGCGATTGTGCCCGTGTCGGCCTGGGTGTCTGTGATGGCCGGTGCGCCACCCGCGCGCACGTAGACGACAAACTGATACGTGCCCGCGCCTACGGCTGGCATCGCGCCCAGGTAGATACCCGCTGTCGCCTCTGTCAGCGCGATGTCGTAAGCTGTCCAGTTTGCCCCGGCGATGGTGACAAACGTTGTACCGTTCCAGATTTGCCCCGTGCTGTTGAGTAGCACGGCATACAACGTTTGCCCCGCGGTCGCTTGCGCCTGTAGCTCGTTTGCCATCACAGACCCCCGTCAACTCAGACCGCGTTGATTGCGCTGGTCGTCGGCACTTCCGCCCAATCGAAGGAGAAGTAGCCCGTGATCGCGGCTGTCTTCGCAGAGATGAACAACAGCAGCGAGGCCGGCCCCACAATCGGCACGAAGTGGTTGAACTCCACCGTCTTGTTGATGTTGAGGTTGTAGCTCGTCGCGAAGGCCGCGGCCGGCGTGTAGATTTCCTGATGCAGAACCCGCACACTGGTTAGCGCCGCTTCCACGAGGGCCGAACCCGAACAGTGATAGCAATTCGTCACCGCCGTAGCGCGCGGCTGATCCGTGCGCCAGTTGAGCGGAGTTACCGCTGTTCCGCCTGACGTATAGCTGTCGGCCGCCGTGTAGAGTAGCGCAATCTCGTTATCGACTGAGGTCGCGCCGGGGATCAGCGCCAGACCCAACTTGTGCGGGAACACAGTCGTTCCGGTCGGGACCGTGAAGCGAAACGAAGGCGCGGTGAGCACGATGCCACCTTCAGCCGCAGCCGAGAAGGTAAGCGCGGTGCCAATCGTGCCCTCTTTGACGTTGAACATGCGGCCTTGCAAGGCGAGCAAGTCCCACTTGTTCGCCCAAATCGGCAAGCCCATCTTTAGCGCAGGAACCCGGCTGATGGTTGACTCGGCCATCGAAGCCAGGGTTTCCTGTCGCACTTCCAGGTATGTCGGATTGTCCATAGTGTTTGCTCCTATACTACGGGAGAGACCTGCCAGCCCCGCCCCGTTTGCCTGTTACGCGATGGTGTAGCCGCTGTTACCAACGACATACCACTTTGCTGCGTAAGCCTCGATGATCAGGTAGTCGCCCACCGCGCCCGCGCTCGTAGCGATGTCCCCACCGCCCCCCCCGACGTTGAAGCCGGAGCCAGCCGCGTTGCTGATGGTGTTCGCGTTTGCCGTTGTGTTGATGAACGTCAAACGTACCCCGTCATGCGTGGCATTGGTCGGGTCAACGATGGTCAAAGCCAGCACACCCGCCTTCGTACAGAGGATCGTCTGCGAGTAGGCCGGAATTGTCACCGCGCCGTTGTCGCCCATCGCAAGCTGGAACTCGCGCGCCTTGATCTGCGAGCCGGTGACGATGCCCGTCCCGGTGATGGTCGTCCCGCTCACCGCGCCGCTGAACGTACCGGTCGTTGCGACCAAAGCCGCCATCGTTACCGCGCCCAGGGTTGCCACTTCTTTCGCAGCGCCAGCAACAACCGCCTTGTTCGCGATCACCGTACCCGCGGTCACGCCCGCGAGGGTATCAATTTCCGCGTCACTGGCAGTTGTGCCGCTGGTGTCAGCGACCGTAATCTGCCCGGTCTTGAGGTTATACAAAGCTGCCATAGTTGCGTCTCCTTTTGCGTCAGGTTACGCAATGGTCAGGTTGTAGCTGATCGCCGAGGCGTCGGTGTCCCGATAGCCCAGGCCCCAGCGTGCCAGCGCGACAATCTGCGTGCTGTCGCTTTCCGGGATGCGCTGCGACTCGACGGTCATGCGCCGCTTCCACTTCAGCGCCCATTGGTCCCAACGCACCGCGAGCAGCGCGCCGAGGCTGTTGTTGGTCTGTGTGTTCTGGTCAACCTTGCCCGCGTTATTCGCCAGGTTCATGTACTGTGCGCTCGTCACCGTCCCATGTGCGATACCGGCGTAGTGCATAAACCAGGATGCTCGAATCGGGTAGTTGAAGATGCGCAGTTCAGACAGGAAACCGCGCTCCAGCGTCGGCGCGTTGTACACATCCTTCGTATACACTTCCGGCAGCTTGGCGAGCGTCGCCAGCGTCCACGGATCGCAGATGAACTGAATCTTGGTCGGATCGGCGGCGTTCATGCCAGCCCGGCCCATCAGCATCAGGGTTGCGCTCACATCGGCCGCCGCCACTGCCCCACCGTCGCGCTTGTTGGCCGTGTTCGTAATGAGCGGCAGCTTGCGGAAGCCATCGGTCAGTAGAAACAGGGTCGTAGCCGAGCCGTTGTAGACGTTGCCGCCGATGTCATTGATACTGGTCGTGTTGGCCGTTTCCGTGTCGCCGTCGATGCACACGTATTCCATCATCTCGGACCCGGAGGTCTGAATCTGGCGCATGGCGTTCGGCACCCAGGGAATCAACGAATCCTCTTCCATCTCCCCGGTGAAGATCACGCGACAGCCCATCTTGCCCACAGTCACCGACTTTTGCGCCGAGCCGACCTTCGAGGCGGTCACAGTCACGTCAGGCCGGCCGCTCGTATTATCGGCCGCCTGCGCGACCTTGTACCAGATCGGATCGGTAGACTCCAGCGGGATGATATTGGACTCGTAGCCGCGCGGGATTTCCGACTGCGGGATGTTCGCGACCACCCAGGAGCCGGCGCGAATCGACTCCCACAGCGCAGTTGAGTACTGCACCCCCACCCATTCGTCGCCGTAGCTCGCCAGGGTAGAGCGGTTGATCTCGTTCGCCTTCAGTTGTGCGCCCGGCCCGTAGAGCCGGAACGCTTTCAGGCCCTCGTGCGCCGCTTCACTCTTGGCAGCCTCGGACTCCATCTTGAGCGCCAGGCCGCGCACCGCGCCGTCGCTGAGGGTCGATTTCATAAACCCCTTGCGCATGTTCTCCTGGGCGATATCTACCAGGAACGCATGTTCGGCCACAGACAGGTTGTCAAACTTGTCCGTGTCTGAGAACTGCTTGACGTAGGGCGCGCCGCCCGGCAAACGGTTGTCAGCGGTCATCTGCGCTTTCAGCGCGGCGTTCTCCGCCTCCAGCGCCTTGACGCGCTCGGCTTCCAGCGCCTTGACGCGCTCGGTCTCCTGCTTGTCGAGCGCGGCCTTCACCGCCGCCTCGATCTGAATTTGCATCTCGTCCATTGTCATACTCCTATCAGAGATTGTTACCGTTACCGCCTTCGCCCCGGTCGTGCTTTGAGTTGACACGTCAACCCCTGTCACGTCCGCTTCCGGCTCGGCTATGTCAGGCAGGTCTTGTCCTGCTTGTGACCACATGGCTTTTGCCGCGACCATTGCAATCGCGTATCCGTTCGCCGGCCGCTTGCCGCTATCCGTCTCGAAGATGCTCAGTTCGGCAACCGGCCAATGCAGGATGCGCCCATCCGGGGCGGTACGCACCAGGTGCGCGACCGCGCCAGACGAGGCCCGCGCCGTGCCCCGCTTGGCCGCTTCCCACACGCGCGCCGCCTCCTGGCTGGCTTTGTCCAGCCGCACCCGGAACCACTCGCCAGCCCCATCGCGCCAGCGTTTCAGCGTGCGCCCGATGAAGCGCGGCTCGCTGTTTGGCTTACCATCATCGGCAAAGCCGTGATAGTAGACGGCGGGCGGGAGACCAAACTTGTCTTCGTGAAACTTGGTCGAGCTGTCGAAGTACTCGCCTTGTGCGTCTTTGCCACCCGGCTCCGGCCCGCCGTACGGACAGCCGAGCACATCGATCTCCCATTCGTCGCTGTCCGTGATAGCTTTTACGTAAAGTGTCATGTTTCACCCCGTGATCTTGCTAAATGCTTGCCTGGCAATCCGCTCGATGTCACCGCTACGCTGCAATTCCTCAACCGCCTGCTCGTCTGTTTTCCAGCCCGTTGCTTTGTGCTGCGGCTGTTGCCGCTTTGCGCTTTGCACCCAAGCCGCATAAGTAGCCTTGTTGCCGACGATGTAGGTTGCCTGACTTTGCCGGCTCACCGTCCACCCTGGCCCCAAACGCTGTGACATAGCATCTGTTTGCCGCGTGTAATTAAGCGGCAAGCCAGATTTGCGGCGCATGGCAAAATAGTAACGGCGCGATTTCTCAGATGCCCAGATCACTGGCTTGTGCGCTGGCCCTGGATAAACAGCAATCCTGCGGCGTAACGATTCGGCTACGCCATGCGCAGTAGCGTCAAGCGCCTGATCCCATGCCCGCGGTGAAAGCGCCGTAAGCAAAGATGTTGGAATGTTGACAGAGACCTCAATCACGCTATTACCTCCAGCGTATCCCAACATCGACAGTTGACGTGACCCGGTAGTCCGACGCCGCCCCACTCTGACTCAGGCTTATCGTTCAGCGGGCTGCAAATACTACACACCCTCTCGTCGCCGCTGGTATTCCAAATACGTTGCATCTGGACGCCCGCCTTAGCGAGTTGCGCCTGCGTGATCTGCGTGCCCTGCGTGTAGGCGCGCGTGACCTCGGTCGTGGCGATCATATCAGCGCGCGTATCCCCAAATGCCGGCGCCAGTAGACTGCGAAGTTCCCCTACTGTCATGCCAGGTGTTTCGATAAAAGCCGTAATGCCCTTACTGACCAACTTCTGCGTTGTCTCAGAGATGCCCTTGATTAGCTCATAGCTGTATTGCATGGCCCACTCAAGCGCCCGATCATTGATGACCGCGATGTCGAATGTGATGCCCGTCAAAGCCGCTTGCGCCAATGCTTCGTCAAGCGCGGCGTTTGTCAAAGTCGGCAATACAGCGCGCTTGACCTCAGTCGCCATTGCGGTATAGTCAACCGCTTCCCCGGCTGCGATTGCTGCGCTGGCGCTGTCGAGTTGCTGCGCGAGAATCTTGGCAATCATTTTGCGCAGCCGCTCCTCGTACGCGCGATCAGGTTGCCGCCGCGCCTTCAGCGCAACGTATTGCGGTAACCAGTCGAAACCCCGCTGCCAGTCCTCAGACCCGCACGCCTTCACCGCCGTGGTCAAATGCGACGGGATGGCGCCCGATGTAAACTCGGCCAGCCGCCCCTGGGCTTTGCACTTGCGGCGCCAGGCGTGCAGGTCGTCTAGCAGCGCCTTGCCCCTCTCTGACTCGCGCTCCTGGGCGGGCGGTTCGTCCTCTGACTCAGCTTGTTCACCAGGTGGCATAATGACCGGCGCGGGCTTCTCCGGAACGTCAACGCCCGGTATGCCACCCGGCGCGATCTCCGCAACGAGCAGCTTGCCGCGCTCATCACCGATCGGCGCATCTTCGTAGTATTTGGCGCGCACTTCGTCGATCGTATGCGTGCGCGCGTATTCGGCTTGTTCCTGTAGCTCCAGCGCCCGGTCGGTTTTGCGTGGATCATCAAAGGCGAGTACATCTTTCGGCCCATACGCAGGAAGGATGGTGTTCGTGATCGTCTCTGCGACAGAAGTCAAAACCGGCCACAACGTCAACTCGTAAAACACAGCCTTGCTTGCGACCGCGTTCGCCTCAGTCGCGTTTTTGTCCATCATGCCGGGCAGCACACCGAACATCATGAAGGTTTCCTCTTTCGTAGCTTGCCGGCCCTCTAGAAACTCCATGTCCTTCTGACTCACCGCCATTTGCACCCAGGAAACCGCGCTATCTCCTGTGCCGCGCAGTAGCAGCAAGTTACGCTCTGTGCCCCCGTACTGGCGTTTGAATTCAGACTGAATCTTCTCCCATTGCGCATCCGGGATCATCTGCGCGAAAGTCAGCGCGCCCGGAAGCTTGGCGTTGTTCTTCCCGAAGTAGTTTGCGTTCCACGTCTGCATCGACATATCAGACGTTGCCACAGTTGCCAACGCTTCGATAGGCGACAGGCCCACGAACTGCGACAGGGGGTTAAACGTCTTGAAGTGACAGACGGCTTCGACGGGCAAGCGCAGTTTCTCGCCCGTGCCGGCATCGTAGTCGTAGCCAGCCAGATACAATCGCCCATCAGGGACCGGCGTGATTTGATGCGAGGGGATCAGCCATAGCTCATCAGGCGGTGCGTTTTGGCTGCG